AGCAATATGTTCAAGCTTTAAACAAGAGCTTTTACAAGGTAAACACAGTTTTGAGTCTTCAGGTGGACACACTTTCAAACTTGCTTTATTTGATAGTGATGCTTCTTTAGGAGCTTCTACAACAGACTATTCAACATCAGAAGAAATTACAAATACATCAGGATCTGCATATTCTGCAGGCGGAGCAACTTTAACAAACTCTGGTGTATCTTTGTCTTCAACAACAGCATTTACAGATTTTTCAGACGTAACTTATTCTTCTGCTTCTTTCACTGCGAATGGTGCTATGATATATAATACAACTACTAACGGTGGTTCAAGCACAACAGATGCTGTAGCAATTATAGCTTTTGGTGGTGACAAAACAGCTAGTAATGGAACTTTTAAAATAGAGTTTCCAACAGCAGACGCAAGTAACGCAATCATCAGATTAGCATAGGAGGCCGACCATGTCGGTATCTTCAGGATGGGGCAGGTTTACCTGGGACCAAGCCAATTGGAATGAAAATCAAAAATTCGCAGCAGGTTGGGGAGCCAAGACTTGGAATGAACAGTCTTGGGGTGATCTCAATGATGTAACAGTTTCTTTAACAGGTCAAGAAATAACTTCTAGCATAGGTATAGAAGGCTGGAGTAATAATACTTACGGTCAAGGTGCTTGGGGTGAGTTCGCAATTACAATTGGTTTAAGTCCTAATTTTGATATTAGTGGCGTAGAATTTTCAGCTAGTGCAGGTTCTTTATCAGGAATTGGTTCTGCAGTTGTAGAACCATCAGGTGTCTCATCATCATTTAACGTTGGATCTTTAGCAGTAGAATCAGACGCTAATGTTGCAATGTCTGGAGTATCGGCTTCCTTCTCAATAGGATCAGTAACAGTTGCAGATATGGCAGTTGGTTTAACTGGACAAGAAGCAACATTAAGTCAAGGAACTGCCATAGCACCGAACGATACTGTTCAACCATCAGGTTTATCAATAACTTCTGCACAGGGAACTGCAGTTGGATCTTCTAGTAACCAAGTTGATGTTACAGGATTTTCAATGTCTACATCAATTGGTACAGCAGTTGCACCAAACAACACAGCAATAATATCAGGGGTATCAGCAACATTTAGTTTAGGATCTATTGTTGGACTAGGAGGAGCGGTGGCTCAACCAACAGGTCAATCAGCTACAGCAAGTGTTGGAGCTTTAGACCCTAATGATATGTCTCTTGGTATATCAGGAGTATCTTTTTCAGCTAATATTGGCTCTGTATCTGTTGTTGATATGCAAGTTGGTTTTGATGGATTATCTGCAACATTTAGTGTAGGAGCTGTAAATATTTTTGCATATGGTGATGTTGACACTGGTTCTAATACATCATATAGTAATGTTTCAACAGGTTCGAACGATACATATTCGGATGTTGCAACTGGATCAAATACAAGTTATAGTGACGCTGCATAGGAGAAAAATATGGCATCAACATACACACCTTTAGGTGTTGAACTTCAAGCAACTGGTGAAAACGCCGGTACATGGGGAACAAAAAC